TACTACGTTCTAAGACTATTCTTAAATCACCTGCATCGCATTGAGCATAATAAAGCATACTAAATAAACAATTTCGATGAATATGTTCGGCGTGAGAGGAGCCTTGTTTATTAATGGTAATCCAGCTTATAGTGTTAAAAATAGTATCACTTACTTCTAGGACATCATCACGATATTGTTTAGCTTTGTTATCAAAAAGCTTTTTAATTTCTGAAAATTTATTCAATCTAAAAATATGATTGTCTTTAGAAATCTTCACCGAGCTATTAAAATCTTCCTCCCCACGTTTAATATAATCGACACGGGGAACCTCATAAACTGCTTTCTTTTCTTCTGCTGTAAATTCATGTACATTATTATAAATAACAATGGGTAATGCATTTAGAGGAATAACATTGTTTAGTTTCATATACTTACCTTTATCATAATTGTAGAGAAGAATCACCAGAGCCTATCTGTCCTAAAGGTACAACATTAAACGCTAGAGATATTCTTGGTTCTTTTGATCTATTTAAATTAATTTTATGTGGTAGTTGAGATGGAAAGATAACTAATTTATTTGTCGATGGAGGAATTTTCCATGTAGTAGAATTATAAGTGTTGGCTTCTTTTTTCCTAATCCCCCATGTTGTACCCTCAAACTTACAAAAACTTATTTTTCCACAATTGCGGGCAGTCCGTAAATAATAAACGCCAGTAAAAATAGCATTATTATGGGAGTGGTAATGACTTTCTTCTCCCGGTTTAGAAAGAGTTAGCCAAGAAGTAGAAAAATCAAAAGACCCTTCATATTTTAAATGATCAATATACTCATTAACTTTACCCGCTAGTTTGTTTCGTATAATAGCCAGTTCTGGTTTATCTAAAAGATATACATCCTGAGAAATAGAAGATGCGGTTGACGCATTATTCTCATCAATATTATCGTTAGTAAAATCAGTTGCTTCAGCACTACTGGTCTTAATAAATTCTAAGTTGTCTATAAGATGAGACATAGTTTCCTGATCCCTATTGTCCAGAACCAGTTCAGAAACCATCACAAAAGAAGGAAATAAAGGAAGCAAGATATCACTCATATCATTAATCAAATGTAATTACACAGGCTATTCTTAGTTCATCTGGTTTTTTGCAAAAACCAATAGCATGACAAACATCGCCTGAGAAAATAACTATTTTACCTTTCTCATATTTTATTTCAGTTTCAATATTATATTTATCTAGCCCTTCTTTATTTTCTTTAAATATAAAAGTAGGCCCTTCTTCTATATCACTTAGATGCATCACACATACTCGATGACCTTTTATTAAATCATGATCTATATGAGGATCTCCGTAGTGCGCAGGATTATGCCATGTTAAATTTATAGCGGCTCTTAAAATTCTATTTACTTTAACCTCATTTCTATAACAAAATTCTAAAAAAATTTTTTCAAAAAGTCCGAAGTAAGGAGAATTTATTGCAAACTCCGTAAGGGGTGGTTCATCATATCGACCCACTAAAATATGTAGAAGACATGGATACTTCAGGCTAGTAGTAAACCTCTCAATAAACCATGGGAATATGTCGGAGTTAATTACTTTTTCTTCTATAGCCAACATGTCTTGCTCCGGTATCTTACCTTCAATAATCTCAGTCATGATAAATATGTTTCTTTAAAAAATTATAATGAGTTTCTTCTTTTTTAACAAAGTCTCTAACTGAATCTACCCATTCATCTCTAGCTTTAATAGCGTCCATTATAGTGTCCCCAATAACGTCTCTACTTATTAAATCTAAAGGATCATAATTCATACCAGCAGCAATGTAGTGAAAGCCAAAACCAGGATTAAACCAGTTTTCTTCCAGTCTTGCGAGCATATTAGCACGAATACCTTCATCTTTATTATAAGATAAATCTAGAAGACTAGTGTTATAAAAGTATCTCCAATACTCTGTGTCCGTTCTAGAAGTTGCATAAAAATGATACGCTAAAAAATCAACATAACCATCATATACTTTATTCCCATAAGTATTAAAAGTATCCCTATCTAATTGAGTGATGTGATCATGTCTTTGAAGACACCTACCTAAAGCAAGTAAATTATCATGAATGAATAATAACCCAGTAGATTCTAAGGGCTCGACAAAACATGCTGATAGCCCAATTGCACAAACATTTTTATCAAACATTCTTTCGTACCGGTACGTATCAAATTTAATATATTTATAATCAATACCTTTATATTGATAACCATTGTCTTTTAAATGATACTGCAATTCAGCTAAAGCACTATCTGGATCAGTAAATTTAGTAGAATGAACATACCCTACACCCATTCTTTTCCAGGTTGGTATTTCCCATACCCACCCATTTTGTATAGCAGTACATAATGTAGTAGTACTTCGTACTTCTTTGTTCTTATGTGGAACCTGAGCAACCCATGCTCTATTATTAATTAATATCTTTGATGCTGATCTATTTTTTTCAGACTTTATTTTATTCATTAGGATTGAATTAAAACCACTACAATCTAAAAATAAATCCGCTGTATATTTTTTGTTTAAAGTTTTAATACCATTCTCATCTGTTTCAATAGAGGTGATTTCTTCTAAAATATGTTTTACTTTATTAGGTTTTATAAACTTATCTCTTAACCATACTCCAAACTTATGTGCATTAAAGTGATATGCAATATCATATTTAAAATTAAATCCAGGTATTCTTCTATCATTATAAGAAGGCACTTTTCCTTGTTCTGAAAATAATGTAATGGGGGATAACCATCTAGCATAATCACTAAGGGATAAGCCCGGTCTTGTTTGTTTCTTTAAAAACCATAAATTTTTTCCTCTAGGTAATCCAGTTTCATAAGGAAAAGTAAAAGGATAGCTAAAAGCCTCAGTGTCTTTTGCATAAAAATCTTTCAATGTAATATTTAATTTGTAAGTGGCATCTGTTGCTTTCATGAAGTCGGTGTCTTCTATGTCCAACATTTCTAACCAATGATTAAAAGCTTTGATGGTACTCTCACCAACTCCTATCGGGGCTATATTCGGAGATTCTATTACATAAATAGTTTTATCCGGAAACAGTTTAGATAAGGTAGCAGCTGACATCCAGCCTGCTGTTCCTCCACCGACAATTGCTATTGTTTTTACTTTCATTTAAAACTTGGTCCAGTTATCCATCCTACTAAACTATACCTTTCTCCCTCAGAAACCTTGGATACTTCATGTAACATATAACTAGGAAAAAAGCAAATCAAGCCCTGTTTTTTAGGGATAACAAGAGGTGGGTCTCCATGATGAATTAAAATATTTCCATTTTTATAACTGTTTTCATCTGATAACTGAACAGTAAAGGAAAGCTTTCGTACTTTTGCCTTAGGTCCTGAATCCAGGTGTCTTCCATATTTACCTTTTGGTGCTGTGTAATAAGTAAATTGCAAACCTTCTCCTAATCCTGTTAATTCAAAATTAAAACATCTTCTATTTGCTTGCACGGTAGCATCTGTAATTTTTTCAAACAACCAATTGACATCATCGGTTGGATAAATCCATGATATATAACTTTCTCGTATAGGACTTTTTCCCTCAAAGGTTATAGCTTTATTTAATTTTTTTTGTTGACCTAACTTAATAATTTTTTCACATTCTTCTGATGTTAAAAAATTTTCTATTGCACAGTGATCACTCACTGTCTCCATTTCAAAGGGCCAAAAACTCATATTTCCTTTCTTTAATATTTATAACTTAAATAATATTAAAGTAAATAATAATAAAAGTAATTGATCTAGATCAAATATTAAGAGATTTCGTTATTCACTAATATCCAGTCTAATTGGGTTTCGTCCCATGCCCAATTTTTACCTACAGGAGCTTCTTCTGAAGGATAAGGAGTGGGAGATGACCATTTTGCATTGTCATTACTCCAAGTCCATGATGGATAAGGTTGAGGGGGTTGAAATAATTCTACGTCAGGTAACCACTTGCCACCTATAATAGCATAGCTACCTCTATAAGGAGTTCCTCCTAATAAATGTTGGTTTTCATATGTGTTGTATGAAGTCTGTTTCCATACACTAGTTGGATCGTTGTGTGTGGTTCTTAGATGAGCAAGACCTGTCTCTTCATCTATATCACTATTAAGTACGTCATTAGATACAGCCTCTACTGTAGTAACAATATTATTTTCATCCAGTTTGGCAAAATGAGCCATTACGCAGTGTAACTCCCATTTCCAGTAAATTTCAGTATTGTAAAGGATCCATCTGTACTAACTGTAGGGGATCCTGATGTTGTACCAGAATAATATTCAGTAGGGACTTTTAACATAACCATGCCAGATCCACCGGCATGACTAGGTCCTCCTGATCCAGAACCTCCGCCGCCACCGCCTCGATTAGCAGGAGCAGCTGTGCCACTTGGACCTCCAGGTCCTCCGCCACCATCTCCACCGGCTCCTTTTATGCCAGAGTTCCAGCCACCAGAGCCGCCTCCGCCGCCATAATAAGTACTATCAATTGGGTTTGAATTACCAACTCCACCAGCTGCATTTTCATTGCCGTAAGCTCCTGATCCACCAGAACCACCACCTCCAGCTCCAATACCGCCGCCACCGTTTCCACCAGCGTAACCATAAGGTCCACCAGCTCCTCCAGCAGTAGTTCCATAACTTGCGCCGCCGCCACCGCCGCCGATAGGTCCTCCAGGATTTCCCGGATATCCTCTAGATCCACCGCCACCACCGCCGCCGATTTCTTTGATACCGACAAATGCTGATGAGCCACCATCGCCGCCTCTTACATAACTGCCACCGCCGCCAGAGCCAACTGTAATATTGTAAGTTTGTGTTCTGTTTATTGTTTCTGCGCTGTCGTAAAAATATCCACCAGATCCTGCGCCGCCGCCAATGTCACCACCGCCGCCAGCTCCAGCTCCTTGAACTGTAAATTCAATATCGTATTCAGCCGGTAAACCACCGCCTGTAAATCCAAAGCCTCTTGCCGATGCTGCACCTCTTGTTCCTAATAATGGCATCCTTGTTATCCTCCTTTGTTATTATGCGAATTGTATATGTGACGCAAAAACTTTGAACGTTGCATCGCTAGTTTTAATTACTGTATATGTATAAATATCAATGGAATTAGCATTTCCTTCACTTGGGGCTGAACCGCCTTGCCATTCAGGAGTTACACCTGAACCATCTACTTGAACAGCACTATTTCTGTATTCAGAACTACCTATAGTTACTAAATGAGTGACAGTTACTGATTCACCTGTATCCATTATATTGTTTAAAGTATTTGATCCATCACCTCTTATATTTAAAGTCCAGTCTCCTCCAGCATTACTAGTGTAATACCAAACAGCTTGAGTTAAAACATCATAATTTTTTGTTCCACTCGCTGCCGTTGCTTCTACTGTACATTTTTCTGCAGTTTGTTGAATTTTTCCGCCACCATTAAATGTGACTCTACCAGCAACTCCTGTAGGAGTTAAAAGAATATCAGAGTTTGCTGTAGTTGAAGCAATATTTGGAGCTGATCCGGCAATTGAAATTGTATTTGCAGTTGCATTTAAATTTGTACCTCCAACATTACCAGTAATAGCTATAGAAGTACCTGAAATTGCTGCAGTCGCAACTACATTTGTTGCAGCAACATTTCCTGAGGAAGTAAGAGATGTCATTGTAACATCACCTAAATCTCCCATTACATCTGAAATCGTAGATCCATCTGAATATACTAAAGTTTTAGCACCTTGTTTAAGTGCAACTCCATTAGCAGCATGACCTGTATTTGCAAAAGTTAAAGTATATGAACCTGATGTATTATTAAATACTGTATATTTTGTTTCAACAGCATCTGTAAAAACATGAATATTTGCTGTTAAAGCACCTGTAAATTCGAGTATCGCATTATGAACTTGATCATCAGTAGAAGTATCATTTGTGTTAGTTGTAGAATTAGCTGAAGTTAAAGTAACATTAGCATTTCCTGCAACATCAGCTGCTTGATAACCTTTTACTGAACAATCAACTCTGTTCATAACATAATTTACTAGATTACCCCAATTTCCTGAGTTTTCTCCGGAAGCTTGACGTTCTAATTTTAAACGAGCTGTATAAGTTGAAGCCATAATTATTTATATTTTATAAATTTATTTTTGTAAATAATATATATTTGTAGTAATTTGTACACTATAAATTTGTCCATGTATAGGTATTTGAATCATTAATATCGTCCCAAAATCTTAAATCTACTGGGGTAACAGTCATTTCTTGACCTGTTTGAAGAATAAAGTTATTAGTGTTAAGTATAATATCATCTAAAGTCATAGTCATTTCTTGACCAGTCATTAATTGAAAATGTTCAGCACTAATTGTAATAGAGCTTACATTAGCATTAGCATTAATTCCAGTGATAGGAAGTATGTGACCTGTTGTAATTATAAAACTAGATAAACCAGTATTTAAAACTTGACCAGTTATATTTGTTAGACTAGCTGATCCAGCTGTTATGGTACCTAAACCTGTATTTATTGTAAATTCAGGAACTACTATTGTTATAGCTCCACCTGCTGCTATTGAATAAGTTCCAATAGTTGTAGTAGCTTGTTGACCAGTAATAGAAAGAAAATTATTAGATGAAATAATAAAATCACCTGAAGAAGCTACTGCACCTTCACCAGTAACTGATATTGCAGCATTTCCTATAAAACTTGAAACATTATTAACAGAAGCAGTTACAGATTGACCATCTTCAATAAAAATATTTCCATCGCCTGTAACAATTTCTCCAAGTCCTTCACCCCACGCACCACTATCCCATTCTTCTCTACCCCAACCATTACCAAAATTAAGTTCAAGTTCTAGTTGTGAAAGTCCAGTGATAGTAACTTCTCTACCTACTCCAAAGGAAATAGTACCAATAGCTGTATTAGATTGTTGACCAGTGATGAATAAATCTGAAACAGCAATTCCTACAGTAGCATTACCAAGATTACAAGTTAGACCTTCACCCGAAATTATTGTTAAAGAAGGAGCTGTAGCAACAACACCACTATTATTAAGTGTAATTGTTGATGATATTCCTGTAATGACACCTAGTGCGTCAGGTGATGTACCCCACGCGCCGGTATTCCAGCCATATCTACCCCACCCAACAGAAGCCGCCATAAGGAGTTTCTCCTTATGCTATTCTAATTAAACCAGCAGATGCGTTAGCAGTAGGAAACTGTAATTCAAAAGTTCCGTTTGTAGAAGTTTTAACTCCTCCAAAATCTAAAACCGCAATTGCAGAGTTACTGTTATTGCTATTGTATAAAAGTGCAGCTTGAGCAGAAATTGTTGCATTTGCAAATGTAACATTATCAGCATCAAAAATTGCAGTAGTTCCGTCAACAGTAATTGCTACATTAGTTAATGCATTTCCACCTGTAGTATAATTAGTTCCGGATGATGATATTTCATTTGCTGTTGCATATGCCGTTGTGTTTGCTGCTAAAGATGCAGTGTTATCATACAAAGCACACATTAAAGTTTGTGCTGCAAGGTTTCCACCAGGCGACATTAAGTCTTGTTTGAATACAGTAGCTATTGCTTGTGTTATTGCCATATTTATTGTCCTCCAGTTAATGTATTTGTACCTAATGGGCTACCAGGAAACTTATAGTCTGTTCTTCTTCTTCTACGAGCTTCATTGTTTATGGTAGCTACTTGTTCTTTATACAAATTTTTATATATAGTATAGTCTTCCATGTTCTTTGTAAAGAGATTTGCTTCAGCCAAACAGGCATAAGTTAATGTACTTGGTATATTTTCAGTATACCAATTTGTAGTATTAGTATTAGATAATGGATTAATTTTGCCTTGATATCCTAATTTAAGTGTATAAGCTGAATCAGGAGTAGGAGCTAAATAAACTCTATTATCATCAAAATTAGAAAAATATTTAGGTTGGCCTTGAATTGATATATCTGGCCAATATTCTTGACAATATGCTAAAGTTTTCATTTCTAAATAACTTACATTAGAACCTACTGTTATTGATAAATAATTAAATAACATAGGTTCAATAGCAGTAGGAAGATTTACCATTCTATCTCCAGCTATTGTAGTTGTAGTTACATTTTCATTAAATCCAATAGGGTCTATATCTCTTGATAAACTTTCAAAAGCATTTTGAATAAAATTTCCTACTTGTGCAGTAAAATCAGTTCCTGTATTTTCAGCCCAAACTTTAATATCATTTTGAAGACTGCTGTACGTCATTGCCATCTTTTTTTACCTCGTCAGCTTTAATTTTAGTACCATCTTTTTTTATTATTTCGTCAACTTTAAATTTAGTCCATACGTGTCCCGCAAATGGATAAGTTCCATAATGCGTTAAAGGACTTTGAAGATCAGCATATATCTTACCGCCTATTTTTTGCCATAATCTACAAAAAGCATAATCTTCACTTAAATATCTATTACTTTTTTCATCAATAATACAGTCAAAAAATGCATAACAATTTTTACTTGAATATCTAGCATTATTAATAATTTGATCGCTAGTATATTTAAGATTAGGATAAGCTTCTTTCATTTTATCAAAAACCTCTTTTTTTATACACATAAATCCAGTTGCTGCATCTAAAACTTCAGTAAATCCTTTTACTACTTTTATATTTTTAGGTTGAGCAAAATTTAAATTATAACCATATGCTTTTTGTTCTAAATTAGTAGGATCCTCTTTTACAAAACCTGGAATACTTTTCCAATCAATAGATTTTCTAGGATATATTCCAGCGCACACATCATAATCTGATTGTATCAATCGAGTTACAGCTTCTCCATTAAATCCGATATCTGCATCTATAAACATTAAATGAGTAAAAGATTTATCATCTTTTTCACAATAATCTAAAAATTGACTTACTAATGTATTTCTAGCTCTAGTAACTAAACTTTCATTGCCCATTGTATTTAGATGAACTTTAAAATTATTTTTGGCAGCAAATTGAGTTAGACTTAATATTCCGTGTAAATATCCTTCTGATAAAAGACCGCCATAACAAGGTGTTGCGACCATAACACCAATTTTTTTTTCACTCATGTTATTACGATTGTAACATTTCCGAGTGCAGTTTGTAACAAATTTGTGTTAGCTATATACCAAGTTGTTGGTAAAGTAGCTACTCCTACATATAAAGGTTGACCTGATGTATTTTCAAAACCAGGAATTGCAGTAAATTGATTAGGAACTCCACCAGTAGAAGAACCAGCAACTCCTCCTCCAGTTCTTGCTGCTTTAGTAGCAGAAACATTAGCTTGAAGTCTTGCATTTTTTAAACTTTGAGCATCAGTAAAATATGTTAAATCTAATTGTGGTTGTTTAGGTTCCCACTCTGAACTATGAACTAACATACCTGTCCATTCATATAACATTTCTTGATAAGGAAATTTTAATCCTGATCTATCAGAAATTGCATAAGCATATTTTCCACCTGCAAATTTATTTGAAGGTGCTCTATGCGGTCTTGTAGAAGCAGGAATTCTTGGCATTATTGATAAAATCTATTAGCTGTAGCTGGTAAAATTCTAGTAGAAGGAGTATCATCTCCTGCAATTAATCTTTCAAAAGCTTGTTCATAATCTACTTGTAAAATTCCTTGAGTTGCAGCAGGTATACCTGGTCTTTTTTTAGAAAGATAATAAGCAAGTCCTGCACACATACATTCAAAAGCTCTAAAAGGTATATCAACATTTTGTTCTACTCCACTTACAGTTGAAGCTGTAATATCTTCAATTCTTCTCATTCGATAATATGTAATTGTATAAGATTGATCTGGTGCTGGATAAATTTTAAGAATAGGATTAATTAATTTTTGTAAATAATATTGTGTAGGTCTAGATTGAGTTGTTTTATTTGAAATAACAGCATAGTCATTAAGACCTAAACGTGTCATTGCATATTCTGTGCCATCACTTAATTGAATATTAGCATTTATAATATCTACAGTATCACTATCTAAAGTGTAATCAGTAGTACCTTGAGTTACAGCTTGAGTTTTATATTCTACAGTCCATTGATTGTAACCTCTATTAGCCCAATCACTAAACATAATATTTAAACTACGTCTAGCTGATCGTACATCATAACCTAAAATAGGATCTCCTCCTAATCTATCATAGGCTTCTTGTATTACATCATTTACTGTTAAAGTAAAAGTTGAAGTTCCTGATAATGCCATATTCCTCCATTATGCATAAAAAGCTGTTACACCATTAATAGTTGCTACATTAGCTCCTGCAATTGAAGATGAAACTTGTATACTTGTACCAAATTTGATACCTTCTGCTGGTAAATTAATTTGAACTGTTGAAGCTCCCGCAGCTGCATTACCTGTTTCAATTTCAAATACATCTGTTCCACCATCTTTCCATGTTAGAGTTCCAGCAACATCTGTAGGCTCAATAATAAAACCTTTTAATCTCATTGGTCCTCCAAATAAAGTAACAGTAGTGGCAACATTTGAAGATGTATTAGATAATCCTGCTTTATTTACACTAGCTGCAAATATATCTGATCCTGCCATAATTTCTCCTATATTAAATTATATTTTTTTAAATTATCGTATAGTAAAGCAATTCTGTCATCATGAACAGTACTTGGTTTTAAATATTCTGCTTGATAAGCTTTAGCTTGAGCAGTTCCTAAATCTAATGGTTGTTGATTTAAATTTACACTTTGAGCTTGTCCCACAGATTGACCACTATTTAATACTGAAGTTCCTTTTCCACTAAATGTGTCTATTACTTTTTCTATATTTTTTAATTTGTCCTCTAATGATTCTTCGGTATCTTTTTGTT